TGTATAAGGTTTATTTGCTAAACCATAAATTAAATCACCGTCAACTCCTAACCATACTGGGTCGCCAACGTTTGCACTATTTGTATTTAAACCTGCTAATAAGCCCTCAGTAATAACATAGCCTTGACTGTTAGTTGACAAAGTAGTTTCTAACAAACCCATTGTTTTTGAGCTTGTCGATTCACTTACATTTGATGCTTTTGATACAACCATATTAGTACCGTCAGCCGAACTAACATAAACCGCTTGCCCTTTATTAATTGATAGTCCAGCTTTAACTGTATGCTTTAAAACACTTGTATAAGTTGACGTTCCACCTAAAAAAGATAAAGCACTAAGCTGAGTTGTACCGTCACCAATTTTGTATGTGCCTGTTTGTTCTAAGTGAACAGTTTGCCCTACCTTTAAAACAAGCGTTGCATTGTTTGTAAACCATGTACTATCTTTATATCCTAATTGTATATCTACGTTTGCCATTTATAAAGGGTCTATTACGGTTGCTGTATTGCTATTTATTGTGTCAATTATTTGTTGTAACACTTCTACGGTGTAAGTTCCGCTAGTTGTAAATGTTTGTAACGTGTTACCGTTTTGGTCTTGTATCAATACTTGAAAATTACCAACTATTTGATTAATTGTGCCACCTACATAAATGTAATTGTTATCTAAAATGTTACCGCTATCAATAGGTAAATTGCACCCATCGTTACCCATTGCGGAACTTATTGTTAAATCAAAAAAGTGTCCGCTAACATCGTCATCGTTACGCTCTGTAAAATCAGTTAAAGAAATATTAGCATCAAATTTAAAAGCACCTAAATAACCGCTATTACGCACTTGTCTTAAGTAGTTAGGTACATCATAGCATAGTCTTTCAGTATCACTTAGTACTTGGTTAATATTGCTTATATCCTTATTAACCAAATCACTAATAACAATCATATACTTGCGGCTAACTACATTATCAGTAACGCTGCTACTTTGTAAAATAACATTCATAAAAGGATAAACAATTTCTACATTTGTGTCCGCTTCAGATTCGTCACCAAAGTAAAATGAGTTTATGCCTTTGTGTTTTAAAGCAAAGTTTTTAAATAATTCTATATCCTGGTTAAGTGTGATCATTTAGTCTTTATCTCTTCTCCAATAATTAAAACGGTTAAACTCTTCAAAGCCAAAATCTAAATCACCACGCATTGCAACTCCATTTGTGTAATTGCGGACCGTTGGATTCATGCCTGTATTACTTGTTTCTAAATATTTTGGAAACGTTGTTGTATTTTCAATTAAATAATCAGTAACTAATTGTGCGTATCTTTCAGCATGAATGCGCCATTTATCCATTAAATACTTTACATCTGCAATATCCGCCGAACTTGAATCCGCTGAACCTTTTACTTGTATGCCTTTATTTTGATATGCAAATTTAAAGTCAGGGCTAGCTTCCATTTTAACGTACCAACAAAGAGCCTTTGCAATATAATCGTTTATAAGTGCTTTTTCATTCGGGTAGCTTGATAAAGTAGGATTAGCAATTATTTTAGTTTTTAAGTCGTTATATAATTGAGTGCCTAATATTTTTTGAATATAAATATCTTGCACCATTATAATAGTGCTTTCTAATTTTTTCCAATCCACGTTACCGTCAACCCCAGCGAGTTTCTTAAAGTAGTCTTCTTGTATAAATAAAACGTCAGCCATTTTTTATTTTTTTTCTTTATTTCGTACTCTAGTTTCTGCCATCCATAAGTGACGGCAATCGGGGTCGATAGATCCTGTACTTCTATTATAAAAGTAACCTCCACGATAGTCCCAAATATTAGTACCGCCCACATTTTTTCCAACACCACTTAAACTGATTCTATCAATTTCTTCAAACTCATATTCTTTATTTAAATCCATTAATTTAGAACAAAACGCTCTAGATTTACCACCAGGCAAAAGTCTAGGCTTGTCATCGTTTACTTCATATTTATAAACGGTATAAATTTCTCTACTTACAATCGGTTCGGTTGGTTTATCCAATGCCTTTTGAGTAGGTTTAAAACCGCCTATTGTGTCATCTAAGAAACCATTTTTAGTTAAGCGTGCAATTGATTCTTCTACTTTATAAAAGTCTGTTTGAGTAACGTCTACTAATTCATTAATAGACATGCTAGGGTTGCCTTTTAAAGCATTTAAAATAGCACTGTCTAGTTCTTCTATACTAATCACTAAAGCATCTGCAAACTTCATTATTTGACGTTCGTATTTTAATGCTTCGTTTGAACTTTTAACACGTTCTCTTTTTAAAACAGTATAAGTAGATGGGTCTTCAATACGTCCGCACTTAGATAATGCCATTAACACCGGGTCATTATCACTACTCATTTTAACTTCAATGCCTAATATTTTCTTTGCTTGCGTTTCATCAATGCCATAAGCCGTTAATCTAGTAACCGCTAAATGTTCATTAATTTTACCTTTTGTGTAATCTCTAACTATTCGGTACATATCGGCATTATCGGCTGCACTTAAACCTGTTAAACTATCGTTTGTTTGAGTAGCGACTATTGGCAATGGTTGACCGTTAACGTCTAATGGCACAGCAACCAATGGCTCATATCCTTTTAATTTTCTACGTTCATCCTGTGTTAAATCAGTGTCATTTGATAAATCCGCACCGATTAAACTTATTGGTTCAAACATCATTTCTAAATATTCACCAGTTTTTAAGAATGATAAATAAGATAAAAATTCTAATAAGTCAGCTTGTCTAGGCTCTATATATCCTTTAACAAAAAGTTCCTGCAAAATTAATAAATCGGGTGAGCCACTTAAAAAAGATTCATCAAATTTTATATTAAATAATTCGGGTGCCATTTCATGCCCGGCAAAGATTTTTTTCATTGCACGCTTTGAAGTGAATGCAAATTTTTCAGATAAATCATTTACAGAAACGTCAACAACTTCGGGTGCTTTGTCATCTCTATCTGAGTGAGTAATCATTAAACTTTCACCATTCTCACCTGTATAAGTACCTTTAAATGAACGTTCAATAGAGTGTATCATTTCATCCGTTGGTTGACCATTAAAAAAGTTTATAATCTTACCAACTGAGAAACCCGAACTAACATAATTTTTATTGAACGTGCTAATATCCACATCGGTATTAATATCATTTACTATTGACTGATATTGTGCAATAGGATAAACACTTTCCAACTTGCTTGCGCTTGCTGTATAATATTTAAAGTCAATAAAGAATGTGCCAGCCGTTCCATTGTTTTCAAATTTATTGATGCACTTAATATCTTTGCTTTGTGTATTTTTATTCCAATTTTTACTAAAATATAATTTAGTTTCGCACTCAGATATTCTACAATTAGCAGAATTTAAAAAGTACATTTCAATCGGTTGGCCCTGTAAGTTTGTTATAACCTCAACGTAAACACCGTTAAATAATTCTGTATTTAAACTAACTTTTTTACCTGCTTGGTTTAAAGTTTCTTTACGATTAAAATTATCAATAAACGTATCAACTTTAATTTGGTCAATTTCATTAACTGCTTTTAATCCTTTACCCCAAATGTATCTAGCTTTACGATTTACAATAGCCCTATGTTCGGGATGTTCGTTAAATAAACGTACTAACTCCTGTGGGTATAAATTGTCTTTACCATACTTTATGTAACCTTTATTGTCTTCACTAAATGTTAATTTAGGTAACGCTTTAAACGTTAACATGTGCTTATTGTCAATGTATTGAAATTTAGCCGCCATATACTACTGTATTGTTTTCGTTGCCAGTGTAAACTGGGTAATCACTTAATTGTGATACAACGTTTAATTTTCCTTTATCAATTAAATTTAATGCTAACAACGGATTTAAATTTGTTGTACTTGCTTGTTCGTAAACGTTATACTTATAAAAGCCACTTAGTGTTAAACTGAAAGTACCATTTAATAAATCTTCCGTTACATTCTCAATAAATTCAAATTCGTTATATCTTAATTTATTTGTGCTTATATCCGCTGCAATAAAGCATTTAACTTCATTACTCATGTCATTAATAACCTCAAATAAATATACAGCATTCGTTAACGTTGTCTTTTCAGATAGTGTTAATATTACTGTATTCGTTGTATTTTTGTTTA